TACAAAAATAAATTCACTGGTTTTGGTGGGTACGATTCCATAAAGGATGACGATCCCTTTGGCTATGTAATGCAGGGCTATCTGTACTCTGCCGCAACGGGTATGCCGTTTGGTGGGTGGATAGTTGTCAACAAGTCAAGCGGCGAGGTGGCTGTAGTTGAAGCACCAGAGTGGCAAGACGACGACAGGGAAGCTTACCTAGCCGATGCCGTAGATCGTGTCAAGTTTTTGACTAACCCTAGTGTCAAACCTTTTAAGCCGTTTCCTGATGAGTATGAAACATACAGACGCAAAGGGGAAACCTTGCGAACTGAAAACAAGGTACTATCAAAAGAGTGCAACTTGTGTGGATATAGAAACCACTGTTGGCCTAAAGCTACCCTACACCCAAAGGTAACATCACAAGCAAAGAATCCACCTATGGTATGGTATACAAAGCTAAAGCAAAAGGAACTATGATGTGCCTTATATATTTGTACAAGACTACGAAATTGATCTAATCGCTATGAACAAAGACTTGCATCACATCTACATTGAATCCCACAGGGGTGAAGGTGGAGAGCGTAATGCAATACAACTGCGACAGAACGAGCGTGGTCTTCCTTTGACTTTGCGTGAGAACTTTACGATGGGTGGTGACCTGTCATCCAACACAGAGAAGCGTGACATCACTACGCTGGAACTAGAATTTCAAGCAATAGGCAGACTGTCACATGCAGGAGTCAATGTATGCGTCCCATTGAATCGCCTGACAAGCGAACTGTATACCGTAAAAAAACTTTCCCCCAAAGTGGGAGAGTACGTACTAAAAAGAATGGGTTCAATAGGGATGGAACTATGAAACGAAGTTCCGCAAACAAAGCGGGGTTTCGATCTAACTTTGAACTGGGCATCGCTAGGGCGTTGGGTAACAGTGCAGTACCATACGAGTATGAAAACGTAAAGCTGACGTACATACCCAAGCCTCGCACGTACACTCCCGACTTTCACTTAATAGAACAAGACATACTGATAGAAGCAAAAGGGTTCTTTGACAAGTCAGATCGCGTTAAGATGCAACTGATAAAAGAACAGTATCCTGACTTAGACATACGTATTGTCTTTCAAAATTCAAAAAATAAAATTTACAAGGGTAGCAAGACCACGTATGGTATGTGGGCTACACGCTACGGATTTGAATGGGCAGAAGGTAGTATCCCAGAGGAGTGGATTAAAAATGACAATAGACGAAAGTGAATTTGAAAAAGCCAGCCTACTACCTAACAGGTGGTACGTCATACTACGCAAATTAGATGAAGACAGCTTTGCCATAGCATCGTACGACACAACAGCGGATGACGATCAAGACTTTTACGAAGCAGGTACTGTAGTTACTAACGGAGTCATGGAGTTGATAGAGTCTGACTTTGAACGTGTGGTGGATGCAGGTCTAGCCCGTCTAGCCTTCAATGAAATAAAAGAAGATATACTGGCTGACGAAGAGAACGAAGAAGTGGTAAAGAAGCACGAAGGTAACAACGTAGTTAAGGTAGACTTTGGAGCCAAGCAATGACAACGATCAGGCACGAGCAGTACATGAAAGAGAAGGCAGACAATGTCAATAATCCGCCACACTACAATAAAGCAGGTATTGAGTGCATTGACGCAATCGCGGCGGCGACAGGCGACGGGTTTCAATACTACCTGCAAGGAAACATTATCAAGTACCTCTGGCGATACCGATACAAAAACGGAAACGAAGACCTTAAAAAAGCCCAATGGTACCTAAACAAATTGATAGAAGAGAGAGATACAAATGAATAATTCACTGCCAACACCATACCAAGAGTTCATCCACAAGTCACGTTACGCCCGTTGGAAAGAAGACCACCAACGCCGCGAGAACTGGGGCGAGACAGTAGCAAGATACTTTGACTACATGCAGGATCATCTAAAGAACAACCACGCCTACACCCTTCCTAGTACGTTGCGTAACGAACTAGAGAACGCGGTGCTGGGACTAGAGGTCATGCCATCTATGCGGGCTATGATGACTTCAGGTGTTGCCCTAGACCGTGACAACGTGTGTGGCTACAACTGTTCGTACATCCCTGTGGATAACCCGCGTTCGTTTGATGAGTGCATGTACATTCTTATGTGTGGCACAGGTGTGGGCTTCTCTGTTGAGCGTGAGAACGTAGATAAGTTACCCACCATTTCAGACAACTTCCACGATTCAGACACTGTCATCAAAGTCGGTGACAGCAAGCCCGGATGGGCAAAGGCGTACCGTGAGTTGATTGCGTTGTTGTATGCTGGGCAGGTACCACAGATAGATGTGTCTGCTGTACGCCCTGCTGGTGAACGCCTCAAGGTAATGGGTGGACGTGCATCAGGGCCACAACCGCTGGTAGAACTATTTAACTTTAGCATTGAAACATTTCAAAAGGCACGGGGACGTAAGTTGTTTCCTATTGAATGCCACGACTTGATGTGCAAGGTAGGTGAAATTGTAGTTGCAGGTGGTGTACGTCGTAGCGCACTGATTAGCCTGTCCAACTTGAACGATGACCAGATGGCACACGCCAAGTCAGGTATGTGGTGGGAGAACGAACCACAACGTGCGCTGGCTAACAACTCTGTAGCCTACAAAGGTAAACCAGAGATGGGTACGTTCATGCGTGAGTGGGTGTCCCTGTATGAATCTAAATCAGGTGAGCGTGGTATATTTAATCGCCAAGCTGCTGACATACAGGTAGGTCGCAACGAACGCCGTGAGCAAGGTCACATGTGGGGGACTAATCCGTGTTCGGAGATAGTGCTACGCCCATACCAATTTTGTAATTTGTCAGAGGTGGTAGTGCGTGAATCAGACAGCTTAGACTCACTTAAACGTAAGGTGCGTCTGTCTACTATACTAGGCACGTTCCAGTCTACGCTGACCAACTTCAAGTATCTGCGTAACATCTGGAAAAAGAACACAGAAGAAGAACGTTTGCTGGGTGTGTCACTGACAGGCATCATGGATCATGCCGTGTTGTCAAAGAATGTGGACAGCAAAAGATGGCTAGAGGATATGAAGAACGAAGCTGTCAAAGTAAACAAGAAATACGCAGAAGTGCTGGGCGTACCACAGTCTGCGGCTATCACCTGTGTGAAGCCTAGTGGCACTGTGTCTCAACTTGTCGATGCCGCCAGCGGTATTCACGCCCGTCACAATCCACACTACATACGTACAGTACGTGGGGATAACAAAGACCCGTTGACACAGTTCTTGATTGATTCGGGTGTGCCAGCAGAGCGTGACGTGATGAAGCCTGACTCAACAACCGTGTTTAGCTTCCCAATGGAATCACCAAAGGGTGCAGTTACACGCACTGAAATGACAGCCATAGAACAGCTAGAGTTGTGGAAGACCTATGCCCTGCACTGGTGCGAACACAAACCATCTATCACTGTTTCTGTAAAAGAAGAAGAGTGGATGGAAGTGGGTGCGTGGGTGTACGAAAACTTTGACGTGGCATCCGGTGTGTCCTTTTTGCCATTCAGTGACCACACGTACCAACAGGCACCGTATCAAGACATAGAGCCTGATGACTACCTAGAGTGGAAGGAAAGGATGACGTACGTTAACATTGACTGGTCACGCCTTACTGACTTTGAAAAAGAGGACAACACCACAGGTTCGCGGGAACTGGCGTGTACTGCAGGTGTGTGTGAAGTGGTTGACCTCAATGCCGCCTAAAGAAAAGAAACCACTTGTCTGGAAGCGGGGAAAGGATTATCTTATCTACAATCCACCCCGCAAGTCAGAACAGTGGGACGAGTGGCAACGAGTTAAACAGAAATATGAAGAGAAGCAAAACAATGAAAAGTGACACTATAAATATAAACGACAAAGAACACAAAGTAGAAGACTTTGATGGGGTACAGAAGTATTATGTGCTACACATCGAAGACCTAGACACTCGCATCCGCGAACTAAACTTTGAGTTGGATGAGATGCGGGCGGCACGGGAATACTTTGGACAGTCTCTTGCAAATTCTTTACAGGAACAGACTGATGATTGAAGTCAAGATAACACCTGAACTAATACAACGCGCACGTAAAAAAACTGCCACTGTAGGTAATCTACAGGGCAGCATTACGGGTAGCCTTAGTCATGTGGTGGGTGCTATAGGCGAG